CGTTTTTCATGTTGACGTACTGGGTTGACTCTGTATTCGGTCCCCAGTCCTCTGTGATCTCTTTGTAGCCATCGCCCATCTCTACGATCTTGGCTGTGCTGCCGATGAGAGTACCAATATCAAGTAATGACACCATGTTGGTACGATCTTCTGCAAAAAACTGTAAGTTCGTTTTCATGTATCTTCCTCCTGTTATTTTTTATAAAAATACTTCAGCTGTATATTAATGGCATACACAACCGTTTTTTCATCCTGCTCGCCACCATATACCGGGGATGTCCTCGTAATTGACTGTAATGTCAGATGTGGATCTTTAAACTCA